GCCACACTTTAAGCCTTCTCAACATGTACACTATTCAAAAAGTGATCTAGACTATACACTAGATGTAAATAGGATATTTGATAACCTTTACAATGAGGAAGAGTGATGGCTGTATCAGGTTCAACCGATTTTGAATTAGATGTATCTGATTACATTGAAGAGGCTTTCGAGCGCTGTGGTTTAGAGGTTAGAACAGGTTATGACCTTAAAACAGCCAAGCGCTCGATGAACCTTATGTTTGCGGAGTGGGCAAACAGAGGTCTTAATCAATGGACAATTGTTCAGCGAACAATAACTTTAACTCAAGGAACAACAAGTTATACGTTAGGAGCGGATGTAATTGATGTTCTTTCAGCAGTTATAAGACGAAGCGGCACTGATATAAGCATGGATAAAATTAGTCGTGATGAGTACCTTAATATTCCTGATAAAGACACTCAAGCAAGACCAACTCAATTTTTTATAGATAGACAAATTACGCCTGTTGCGAAAATATGGCCTGCTCCTGAAAACGCTACGGATGTTATATTTTATGACGCCTTAACAAGAATAGATGATGCAGATACATTTACGAATACAGTTGATGTTCCCTTTAGGTTTTATCCTTGTTTAGCTGCTGGTTTAGCATATTACTTATCTATGAAGCGTGCGCCAGACAGGATACAAATGTTAAAAGCTGTTTATGAAGAAGAATTTGATAGAGCTTTGGCAGAAGACAGAGATAGAGCTTCATTTAATGTTGCCCCTAGTTTAAACTTTTATAGAGTCACTTAATGCCTAAATATGCGGCTGGAAAATATGCTTACGGTATATCAGATCGTTCTGGATTTCGTTATCGTTTAAGAGATATGCGAAAAGAATGGAATGGTTTTTTGGTTGGCAAAGATGAGTATGAAGAAAAACATCCTCAACTTGAACCAAAACATCATAAAACAGATGCAGAGGCTTTGAGAGATCCAAGGCCAGATACAAATAACATCATTCCCATAACAGCAGATATACCTTCTTTTAATTTAGAAACATTAGAATTTATTCAAGTTCCTTTATTGTCTGGAAAAATAGGAGTGGTTAGTTTTAGCGGAGCTGTTGTTACGCCAATAGAATTAACAGGCGTATCTTCTGCCAGCGCACTTGGTTCTGTAACAATATCAGCATCAACATCAGCATCGACCTTTGATTCAACAAGTGTTACACTTGATTCGACAAACAAAACTTTTGACGAGGGTTAAATGGCAAAGCAAACAGTAGGGATTGGGTCAAGCGCAAACGATGGCAGTGGCGATACTCTTCGTGCTGGTGCAGATAAAATTAACGACAATTTCAATGAAATTTATGCAGCTTTAGGAAATAGTTCTAGCGTTCTGACTGATATAATAGATGCAAACGGTCTTTTTGATGTTAGTTCTGGTGCGAATAAAATTGTTTTTTATTATAGTGCTTTGAGCGATCTACCAAGTGCTTCAACATATCACGGGGCAGTAGCTCATGTTCATGCTACAGGTGGTCTATACTTTGCTCATGGTGGAGTTTGGATTAGATTAAATGATGAAACCACTGGTCCTGTGACTAAATACACAACAACATCAGCAAATGGTTCTGCTTACCAATTCTCTGGTCCAGGGGCAACCGCTGGCAATAACCCTAATTTTACATTTTACAAGGGTCACACTTATCTAATTGATAACACCTCTCATGTTAGTAGTCATCCTTTACAAATAAGAACCAGTTCCGGGGGCTCCGCGTTTACAACAGGAGTTACAGATAATTATAACAGCACCACTGGGTTAACTCAGTTTATTGTGCCGCATGAGCCAAGTGACAGTTCTTTAGTATATCAATGCACCGTGCATAGCAGCATGGTCGGAAACATAACAATAGTATAAAAAATGACATATACACACACCACTTTAAAAACGGCTATTCAAGACTACACCGAAAACAGCGAAACCACGTTTGTTAACAATCTTGATAACTTTATAAAAAACACAGAAGAACGTTTGTTAAAGCTTGTTGACCTTGATTTTTTTAGAAAAAATGCCACTGCCGAAACTGGTTCTGGAAATAAATTTCTAGCTGTTCCTTCAGACTATTTGGCCTCTTTTTCTCTTTCTTTAATAAAAAACAGTGAAAATATCTTTCTTTTGCAAAAAGATGTTAACTTTTTACAAGAGTTTACACCGAACCCAGCAACCACAGGAACGCCAAAGTATTATGGTATTTTTGACGTAGATAACTTTATATTAGCCCCGACTCCTGATGCTGCATATACATGTGAGCTTCATTATTACTATAGGCCAGCGTCTATTACAGGTAGCGCAGGAACATCTTGGTTTGGGGAAAATTCTCCAGATGCGCTTTTATACGGTTGTTTAGCAGAGGCTTACATATTTATGAAAGGTGAGTCTTCTTTAAGCCAACAATATGAAAAACGTTTTTTTGAAGCTGTTACACGTTTAAAGAACTATGGAGAGGGTGTAGAGAACACGGATGCGTATAGAATGGGCTTAGTTAGAACCGCAAGAACATAGAAAGGTAGTCATGTTAAAGCTGGAGGGCAAAGAAGTCGCTATTGTAGCGATGGGGGGTAGTTTTAGTGACTACGTTCTACACAGGATAAATTCTAAAAAATTTGATGAAGTATGGGGTATAAACAGTTTGGGTGCGATCTTGCATGTTGATCGTACTTTTATGATGGACCCCGCAAGTAGGTTTTTAGACGATGTAAAGGCGGGCCTTCAAACGGGTGTTGCTAGGGAGTTTTTGTTAGAAACTCCAAACAAAGGACCGATTTACTCCTGTGAACTGGACAAAAGAGTGCCAGAGATAGTTGAGTATCCTTTAGAAAATGTTATTAAAGAAGTTTCTTTTTGTTACTTTAATAACACCGTAGCGTATGCTTTGGCGTTTGCTATCTACTCAAAAGTAGCAAAACTTTACTTGTACGGCATAGATTTTAGCTACAAACAAAATTTGCATTTTGGAGAAGCGGGTCGTTCATGTGTAGAGTTTTGGTGTTCTGTTGCATTATCCAGAGGCATTCCAGTTGAAGTAGCACCCAGGTCTGGCTTGCTTGACACAAACGTTCATGAAGAAGAAAAATTGTATGGATATCACAGGTTAGATGACCCGTTAGTGCAAAGAATGGTAGACGGTCAGCTCATCATATCAAAGAAAAGCAAAATATCTGAATACATGAAAGAAGAAGAGCTTTCTCCACCAGAGCCATTAGATGGTAAAGAGCCTGTTTTAATAGGCAGGCACGATGTCCCTAACGTAAGCTATGAGGAAAAAAATGATTAGTTTTGAAACAGGTGTGCAAGTATCCTCTGTTAACGTTATGACTTCTGATGAAGGTGGTCATACCACAGAACAGCTCGTTGAATTAGCTATGGATAAAATTTTACTTGTATCAGACACTGCGCCACCAGTAATAAAAGAACAAGCAGAAGTTTTTCAAAACAATATACGTCAAGTGTTGTATAACTACCTAGAGTTGGCAAGAAAAGAAGAACGTGGTAGTATCGCACATAAGATGGCGAAAGCTGGAAACAATGAAATGGCTGAACTAGTCAGGAGAATATAGACATGGCTATAGCACAAGCTATGTGTACATCTTTTAAAAAAGAACTTTTAGAAGGCGTTCACAACTTTAAAACTTCAGGTGGTGGGACATTTAAATTGGCCCTGTACGCTGAAGGTTCTGGTGGTAAGTCTTCCACAACTGCAACATTAGGTGCTGCGACAACAGCGTTCACAACTACGGGTGAAGTTGCTTCTAGTGGTACATACACAACAGGTGGCGGAAGTTTAACCAGAATTGACCCAACAACATCTGGAACAACTGGATTTACAGACTTTTCAGATTTAAGTTTTACTACAGCTACGATTACTGCTATGGGTGCGTTGATTTATAACTCATCTGCTTCTAATAAAGCTGTTGCAGTTTTAGACTTTGGGTCTAATAAAACATCAACATCTGGCACTTTTACTATTCAGTTCCCAACAGCAAACGCTTCTAGTGCAATTATACGCATAGCTTAGTGGAGTAATCCATGAGCGCGGCTAACGTAACTGGCTGGGGTAGAGGCACTTGGGGTGCAGGTGCGTGGAACCAAGAAGTTCCTGTTGAAGTAACAGGTCTTGCTGGAACAAGCGCACTCGGAACTTTAACGATTGCAACAACAGGAAATATTTCTATTGGCGTTACTGGTGCTGCTGGAACAGCGACTGTTGGTAGTGCTTTGGCTGGTGCTGGCGCAAGTGTTACTGAGACAGGATTACAGGCAACAGTTAGTTTTGGTGATGAATCAGTTGTGGGAACAGCCCTTGTATCACCAACAGGACTCGCTGGAACAGGGGCCGTTGGCAGTGTTACAATAGTCTCTATAATCTCTGTTCCTGTTACAAGTCCTGAGTTAGTTAGCTTTGTTGGCAATGTTTCAATTCCTGTGGATATTTCTGTAGGATTGTCTGCAACAGGAAATATTGGTACAGTGACCATATGGCAAGAGGTTGTTCCTAGCGTAACAACAAACTGGATTGAGGTGGCGGCGTAATGGCAAGTACATATACTTTAAACACAGGCATAGAAAAGCCAGCTACTGGTGAACAGGCTGGCACTTGGGGCACAACCACAAACACTAATTTTGATATTATTGATCGCGCTTTAAACGGCGTTGGCACAGTAACGTTATCTGGAACAACGCACACGTTGACTACATCAGACGGTTCTTTGTCTGACGGCATGTTTAAGGTATTAGTTCTAAGTGGTTCACCGTCTGGAACAAACACCATAACAGTTTCTCCTAATGATGCAGACAAACTGTACTTTGTGCTAAACAGTTCTGGTCAATCTGCTACTTTTACACAAGGCAGCGGTGCAAATGTTACAGTTGCCAACGGCAAAAGTGCGATTATATCTTGTGATGGTGCAGGATCAGGAGCCGCTGTAACTGATTTAACCTCTACTTTTGTTCCTGAGTTAGCTAACGATGCTAGTCCTGTTCTTGGTGGGACGTTAACAACTAATGGTAATGTCATACAGGTTGGGGACAGTGGTTCTGCTTCTGATGACCGCATACAATTAGGCGCAGGACAAGATTTAGAGTTGTATCACAACGGTTCTGCCAGCTATGTAGACAACAATACTGGTCATCTTTATCTAAGAAACAACGTAGATGATGATGATGGCGGCAATATCTACATACAAGCCAAAAGTGGTGAAGACGGTATTGTTGTTAACGATGATGGTGCGGTTCAGCTTTACAATGATAACTCATTAAAGGCAGCTACCTCTGCCACAGGCTTTGCTGTTACTGGCACTGTTCTTGCTACAACTGATACAGATACGAGCAACACAGGGTCTGTGACACTAGACTTTCAAACAAACCAAAACTTTGTTTTGACATTAACGGGCAATGTAACCTTAGCAAATCCGTCTACTGAACAAACAGGTCAATCTGGGTTCATTATCTTTATTCAAGACGGCACAGGTTCAAGAACAGTTTCTCTAGGGACTGATTACGAAACGGCAGGCGCAGCAGGTTTAACGCTATCTAGTGCAGCAAGTTCAGTGGATATCGTACCTTATGTTGTTCAAAGCTCTGGAAACATTTTGCTGGGTAAACCGCAACTGGCTTTTGCATAGGGGTTAATATGTCAGGTCCATTTGGTGCAGGTGCTTTACAGTTTTTTGGTGGTGATGCTGGTTTTTATCCAGACCCTATAAACCAATCTTTGCGTTTT